GATTGCCGGCATGGGGCAGTTCCTTGATGGCCAGTTCCAGGATCCCGCGGTGGCGGTGGCGGCAAACGTCTCGCCAGCCTCAATCACGAACGGTGCATCCACGGCAGCGGCTAGCGGTGTGACCGGAGCGGCAGCCAAGGCGGATCTGGCGGCATCGGTGGCGGTGTTTACCGCGGCCGGCATTCCGCTCGATGGCAGCGTCTGGCTGATGTCGGACTCAAACGCCTGGGGTCTCAGTATTTCGGTGAACGCGCTGGGACAGCCGTTGTTCCCTGGGATGACAGCGATGGGTGGCACGCTCATGGGGATGCCGGTGGTCGTCAGCAACAGCCTGAGCACACGTGTGGTGTTGGTGCATGCGCCATCGATCCTGTATGCGGACGAAGGCGGCGTGCGGATCGATGTCAGCCGTGAAGCCAGCGTGCAAATGGACTCGGCACCGACGGACACGGTAGACGCCACCACGGTGTATCTGTCGCTCTGGCAGCGTAACTTGGTCGGTCTTCGAGCCGAGCGGATGATCACCTGGATTCGTGCGCGGACGGCGGCTGTGCGGTACATCACGGCAGCGGCCTATATCGGGACGTAGATGACGAGGTTAGCGATTGGGGGGCCGACTCGGGACACCGTGCCGGCCTCCTTTGCGGTAGACGTCGCGCAACTCTACGCGAAGACGTTGGATGCGCACCTCTGGTCTACGGTCACGATTGGGTTTGTCGCGTCTACGTATATTCACGCGGGCCGGGAATGGTTTCTGGAGTCATCGCTGAAGCAAGGGGCGACTCATGTTCTGTGGCTAGACACGGACATGAGTTTCCCGCCGACAACGGCTTTGCAGTTGATGTGGCATGACCTGCCGATTGTGGGCTGCAACTACAGGGTCAGGCAGGCGTCTGGACTGTTTACGGCGCAACACGGCGACGGCACGCGGGTTCAGACAACCGAGACATCGACGGGGTTAGAAGCGGTGAACGCGATGGGATTTGGCGTTGTCTTGATGCGCACCGACATCGTGGCGAATCTCCCGCGGCCGTGGTTTCGGCATGGGCTTAATGCGCAGGGCGGCGATATCGGTGAGGACATCATGTTATGCCGCGCACTCCGCGAGGCGGGCCACACGGTGTATATCGATCACGACTTATCCAAAGAAATAGGCCATGTCGGACAAACCATTTACCGAACCACCCCAGCGGCTCTTGAAGTCGCCGTTTAACGGTGAAACATGGCCGGTGCCGGCAGGTATCACGCCCGTCATGTATGAGGCGTTGCTGAAGGCTGGGTTTGAGCCGGTCACGGTAACGTATCCGCCAAAGGCTGAGCGTGGCAACCGCTGAGGCCCATCCCGAACTCGCCGATCTCCCACAGGGGTGGTTTCATCACGGCCCGCAGATCTTGTCGCTCATTGAGCAGCACCGGCCGCAGGTGGTGGTTGAACTCGGCACATGGTTGGGGGCGTCGGCCATTGCGATCGCGCGCAGCGTGCGGCGGTGGGGCGGGACGATTACCTGTGTGGATACATGGGCTGGTGAGCTGAACGAGCACGCCGAGTCGCCGATCGGGCGCACGCCGCTGATGATCCTGAGTTGTGCGCGGTCTATGGTCGAAGCCGGGGTGAGTGCCAGTGTGCGGCTGATACCGGCCTCAACGTTAGATGCTGCATCGTGCTGGACGCTGCCGATTGACTTCTTGTATATCGATGCTGGCCACGGTTATGACTCAGTGCGCGCGGATCTCGAAGCCTGGGTGCCGTGTGTGAAGCCAGGCGGGGTGATTTGCGGCGACGATTACGGCCATCCGCGGTATCCAGGGGTCAAACGGGCGTGGGATGAGTATGAATCAGAACGAGGCCTAACGTTGACACGGGGTGAACCGATCGCCAACGGCCTGCAATTGATTTACGGGACGGTCTAAAGGAGGCGAACATGCCAAAAGTGACGGCGTTGGAATATCACACCTACAACGGCAAAGCGTATGAGATCGGCGATACCTATGATGCGCCAGATGAGTTGATTGACACACTGAAGGTGCAAGGCAAGGCGGCCGTTACCGATCCTAAGGCGGCGGCAAAGGCTGCGGCGAAGCCAGCCAAGCCGGCGAAGAAGGCGAAGAAGGCACGTCGGTAGATGAAACTGCAGCTGTTCGGGCGCGAGTTTTCGTTTCAGAGCAAGGCGCTGCCTGGGTTGCGTGGGCTCAGTCCGAGCGGCAATGGCTGGTGGCCATGGGGCGTCATCCGCGAGAGTTTCACGGGGGCGTGGCAGAACAACGTCGAGATTCGGGCGGATACGGCACTCTCCTACTATGCGGTTTATGCCTGCACGCGACTGATTACGACGGATATCGGGAAGCTGTGCCTGCGGCTCGTGGAACAGGACGACAACTATATCTGGACGCAGACTGAGTCGCCGTCGTTCTCGCCAGTCTTGCGCATCCCGAACCGCTACCAGACGATCCAGAAGTTTATTGAAAGCTGGATGCTGTCCAAGCTGCTGAACGGCAATACCTATGTGTTGCTGGTTAGGGATGGGCGCAACGTCGTCATCGAGATGCACGTCCTGGATCCGCAGCGGGTAACGCCGCTGGTGGCGAAGGATGGTTCGGTCTATTACGAGATCAAACGAGACGATTTGTCAGGCCAGTCACAAGAAACGGTCACGCTGCCGGCGAGTGAGATCATCCACGATACCTACATCACGCCGTTTCACCCGTTGATAGGTTTGTCGCCGCTCTTTGCATGTGCGCTGTCTATTTCTGGTGGCCTCAGTATTCTCAATAATTCCAAAACCTTCTTTGCGAATGGGGCCAACCCAAGCGGGATGCTGACTGCACCAGGGCAGATTTCGGATGAAACGGCGGCGCGTCTACTGGCCACGATGGCCAACAAGAATGCCGGCGATACGCTCGTTGGCGGCGATGGCTTGCACTACGACAAATTCACGATGACCGCGGTAGACGCGCAGTTAATTGAGCAGTTGAAGATGTCGGCGGAGCAGGTGTGCAGCGCCTTCGGTGTACCGCCGTATCTCGTGGACATCGGTCCACCGCCACCGTATGCCAACTTTGAGCCGTTGCTATTGAAGTATCACAGCCAGTGCATTCAGAGCCTGACGACGAACTTGGAAACTGTGCTCGATAAGGGCCTTGGCCTCACCGAGAAAATTGACGGGCGACAACTGGGCACGGAGTTCGACATTGACGATCTGATCTGGATGGACACCGCCACGCGCGTGGAATCGGCCAGTAAAGCTATTTCGTCAGGCGGCATGAGCCATAACGAAGCTCGGTACAAGTTCTACGGGCTCGGGCCTGTGGCTGGCGGTGAGACACCGTACAGTCAGCAGCAGTACTGGCCGTTGAAGCAATTGGCCGATAGGGACATACCGGCAGTCCCAGTGTCACCGCAGGCTGCAGCACCGCCACCAGCCGAGACTGATGAAGACGATGACATGGAGATGGCGTCCTCATTAGGGTCGCTGCTGTCGAAAGGGCTGGAGATCCATGCGTGATATGCAGGCACTGGCAGACACGATCACGCTGGCCGTGAAAGCCGCAATGGCGCCTATGCTCGAGCGGTTGGCGGCCGCAGAAGCCAAGGTGGCACGCATTACTGAGACTGAGCAGGCGTTAGGGCTGTTGCGGGATCGCGTCACGATTGCGGAAACCAAAGCGGCCATGCCGGTGCCGGAACTGCCAGAGATACCCGTCGTGGATTTGTCTCCTGTGCTGGAGCGTTTGACGGCCGCTGAAACACAACTGGCTAGGTTGCCCGTGACAGAACAGGTCACTACGGAACTTCGTGATCGGCTGGTGACGATTGAAACAAAGTCGGCCATTCCGGTTCCGGTGCTGGAAAGCGCTGAAGTGGACCTGGTACCACTAGAAAAGCGGCTGGATGCCATTGAAGCGCGGCCGGTGCCAGCCTTTGATCCATCACCATTACTGGCTCGCATCCAAGCACTCGAGCAGCGGCCACAGCCGGATCCAGTGGCGACGGAAAAGGAATTCTCAGGATTCAGGGAACGTCTAGCGATTGTGGAAACTCGTCAGCCCATTCCTGGCCCGCCTGGAAAAGATGGGGCTAACGGGCTCGATGGTAAGTCGGGCTTAGACGGCAAAGATGGCAAGGATGGCTTCAGCCTGAACAACTTCGCAGCCGAGTTCGACGGGGATCGGTCGCTGATCCTGAAGTTCTCAGATGGCTTTATCACGAAGTCACACACGATCCGGTTGCCGTTCATGCGGCAGGAAGGCATCTACATCGAGGGCAAGAGTTACGGGCTCGGGGATGTCGTGACGTGGGGCGGCAGTCAGTGGCACTGCAACGAGGACACCGTTACCAAGCCTGGCGACGGGAACAAGGCGTGGACGCTGATCGTCAAGCGCGGGCGTGATGGCAAGGACGGCCGGGATGCCGTGCCGCTGCCGATCGTGACGGTTGGGGCCAAGTAGATGCCTGTCAGCTATGTGTCAGTCGCCTTGGCAAAAGCGCACCTGAACGGCCCGCAGTTGGCCGATGAAGATGTGCAAGTCAAGGTGGAACTAGCTAGCGGCATCATTAGGGATTACTTGAAGCGATGGTCGGATGTGAGGGCCACCGCGGTTACGGCGTCCGTGGCGGCAGCCAGTGTCATTACGACGGATGAGGCGCACGGGTTTACGACTGGGCAGACTGTGACGATTTCGGGGGTGACCGGCAGCACACCGGACATCAACGGCTCGCATGTCATCACGGTGTTATCGGAGACCACATTCTCTATCCCGGTGACGGTCACGGTGGCGGGCAGTGGCGGCACGGTGATCCAGCTGTGGACGGAGGAAACAGCGCCCGCCCAGGTGCAGCAGGCGACGTTGGTGATGCTGACGCACCTGCACGAGCACCGTGGCGATGACATGAAGGCGGATAAAGATGCCTGGGATGCTGTCGGCAGGCTCCTGATGCGCAGCCGGGATCCGGCCTTTGTGTAATGGCGACGCGAGGCCAGAAGCGGCACTTGGTGGATCTGTTTGGCCCTGGTGAGGAAGTGCCAGATGGCGACGGCGGCTATACCCAAGTGCCGGCTGCGCTGGAACCGGCGCAGATGTATGCCGAGATCAAGCCGGCAACAGCGAGAGACCTCGAGCGTGTGGTGGCGAACACGGTGCAGTCGAAAGCCTCGCACCTCGTGACGATGGACTACCACCCGCAGGTGAGCACGGAGACGAGGGTGCATTTCGGGGCGCGGATCTTTGCGGTGACCGGGGTGCAGAACCCAGAGGAAAAGAATGTGGAACTCGTGCTGGCGTGTGAGGAAGTCGTCACCTAATGGCGAATAACCGTCTGTTGATGCAGGGCCTGACGGAGTTACGTGCCGCTCTGCGTGAACTGCCGCATGAGTTGACGAAGGAAGCCAGCGACATTGTTAACGAGACGGCTGACAGGGCCAAGACAGACATCGTAGCGGCCTATCCGGAAGTGACAGGCGCTCTGAAGCGTGGGGTGAAGCGCGGCAACATCACCAAGGCGTTTGTCGCTGGGGCGATTGTGGTGAGCACGGCGCCACACGCCAATATTTTCGAGCATGGCTCGCAGACACGAAAGACGGCCTCTGGCGCACCGAACCCACTGCCACCGGGTAGGGTGTTCGTGCCGATTGTCGTCAGGGCGCGGCGGGCGATGCAGAACAAGCTGGTTGATCTAGTGCGCAAGGCGGGATTTGTGGTGAGCGGTGGCTGACAGCTCTGAAATTGATGCGGCTCTGTCGAACAAGTTACTGACCGATCCGACGTTGGCTGGGTTGATGCCGGATGGCGTCTGGTTCGACGTAGGTAAGAAGGGCGCCACCAAGTTTGTGGTGGTTTCGCTGCTGTCTGCGCTCGATGAGCACATGTTTCAAGGGCGGGCGTATGAGGGTCCGTTGTATCTCGTCAAGGCTGTGGCCCTTAGCACGACAGGGGCAGACGTGAAAGCGGCAGCGGCTCGGATCGATGCCTTGTTAGATGGCGGAACGCTGACGATTACCGGCTATGGATTGCTGGCCATGCAACGCGAGGAACGGGTGCGCTATACGGAAGTCGATCAGGAGAATGACGCACGCTGGCAGCATCGGGGCGGCCATTACTCCGTCATGGCGGCGGCTGTATGAGTCGTGACGTGCTGCTCTACGGCCTGAGTCAGTCTGAGCCGCTGGCGAAGCTGATGCGCTGGGCGCAGACGACGCCTGAGCTTCATGCCTTTCCGGCTCCGGATGCACACCGGCTGCAGTTGGAGTATTTCGTCTGGGCGCATAGGGAGCAGTTAGGGCGGCGCATCCTAGATGTCGGTGTGTATGTGCCGCGGACCTATCTGGGCGACGGCTATACAACATTCGGTGAGAATGACGGCGACACGGTTGGCGATCTCCTAGCGATGCCGTTTGCGGATAACACCTTTGACGGCGTCGTGCTGACGGAAGTGCTCGAGCACTGCGTCGATCCACAGGCGGCCATGCGGGAAGTGTTCCGCGTGCTGAAGCCAGGCGGGTTACTGCTAGTTACGTCGCCATTTTTTTGGCCCTGGCACGGCACGGATGAATACGAAGACTACTGGCGGTTCACCCATCAGGGGTGGCAGTTGTTGCTGAAGGCGTTTGCGGAGGTGTCGATCCTGCCGTGTCAATGGACATCGGAAGGGGATACGGCCTACGACATCATGCGGCGGTTCGAGTGTATGGGATTCGCTAATCAAACGCATGCCAGCACGGGGTATCTCTGCACGGCGAGGAAGCCCGCATGAAGCTGCTGCTACTCAGTCCAGGCGCGTCCTACTCCACGGCAGACGTGGAAGCCGGGCTACGCTACGGGCTCGAGTATCACGGCGTACAGGTGGTGCAGTACCGGCTCGATGCTCGGATCGCGCGGGCGGACAAGTGGCTGAAGAATGCGTGGAAGGTGGCTAGGAAAGCCGATCCCACGGTGAGTAAGCCTAACGTCGCTGACGTGTTCTATCAGGCTGGCATCGGGGCGCTTGAGATGGCGCTGCGGCACCAAGTGGATTGCGTGCTGGTGGTCAGCGGCATGTTCCTGCATCCGGATGTGGTAATTCTGATGAAGCGGGCCGGCTTGAAAATCACGGTCCTGATGACGGAATCGCCATATGACGATCAGGAACTGATTCTGGCGCAGATGGTTGATGGTTGCTGGACAAATGAGCGGACAGCCGTGGCAGCCTTTCAGGCGGTCAATCCGAATAGCGGCTATATCCCGCATGGCTGGCATCCAGAACGGCACAAGGCCGGACCACAGCCTGGGGATGAGGCCTTCCCAGAGCATGACGTGGTGTTTGTCGGCACGGGGTTTCAGGAGCGGATCGATTTCCTGTCGGCCATTAATTGGACGGGAATCGCCTTTGGCCTCTATGGCTCATGGGCCATGTTGGGATCGAACCACAAGTTGCGGCGGTATCTCCGTGAGGGGCATATTGACAACCCGAAAACGGCCGCACTCTATCGAAGGGCCAAGATCGGGCTGAACCTGTATCGGAGCTCGAAGGGGTGGGGAAAGCAGACGCTAAAGGTGACGACGGCGGAATCTCTGAATCCTCGCGGGTATGAGTTGGCGGCGTGTGGCGCGTTTCATCTCTCGACGTATCGCGCGGAAGTGGCTGACGTGTTCGGAAACCTGGTGCCGACGTTCTCGCACCCGACCGAATGCGCAGCCTTGATGCGGGCGTGGCTTGCGGATCCCGAAGGTCGCACGCAAGTGGCGTCTGCATTGCCGGCCCGTGTGGCCGAGTCATCCTGGACGGAACGGGCCTCCAGGATTATCGGGGATCTTCAGACGCTCTTGCAGCCACCAGCTGCAGTGTTAGCGCACACGGGGTGACGCATGGCGAGATATCACGGACGGACGGGTATTGTTTACGGCTCTACTACTGGCACTGGTACGGCTTCACAGATTGCCTCGTTGTCGGCGTGGACATTGGACATGACCACCGACAAGACCGATGCCACGGCATTTGGCGATGCGAACAAGGTGCAGTTCATCGGCCTGAAGAACCTGCAGGGCACACTCTCAGGGTTCTGGGATAACGCCGAAGACAAACTCTTTGCCGGCGCCGACTCGCAGGATGGCGTCAAGCTGTATCTCTACCC